GTTTAAACCTTTCTTTCTCACTTTTTGTCATTTCTCCTACAGTCTTAGGTGTCTTACTTGATACACGTTTACTAGGACGACAGGCAGGATATCCTCTCTTCTCTCCTTTTTGACGACCACAAGGCTTTCCAGTCTTAACATCAACCCAGTTTTCCTTAAACCAACGGTCTAAACCACCTTTAGTTTTAGTAGTGGGCTTACTTTTTCTTTTTTGTGGCACTTTTCTTCTTTCCTACTCTATAAGTTCCACCACGCTTTTTATATTCTCGGACTAACCAAGCATTAGCGTAGGCAGAAGGATAAACAGCAAACTTACGTTTAGCTTCAGCTTTTACTCTAGCGTAAAGTGCTTTATTAACAGGTACATTCACTTCTCTTTTTACCTCCCTTCTTCTTCTTTTTCTTTTTTTTCATTCCAGTGTGATAAGGCATAAACAAAAGAGTAACTTAGTATATTCTAAACGAAGTTTGACCTAGTGTCTCTGGCTTCGCTAAGTTAAATTGTTGCAAACAAAGATAACCAAAAGCATCAAACGCATGATCCACTCCAAGATTTTTATTAGGTAATCCAGTATTAGGTGCATAAGTTAACGTCCTAAGTGCTTTTATCAATTCTTTACAACGAGGATGTATAAGCGTCCTCCTATCACCATTGGCATCAAACAAGGCAGTATTAACAGCAGTAATCTTATCTCTGATCTTCCAGGGGCTTCTAGGACTCATAACAGTAAATCCACTGCGTCTTAGTATCGTATGATCGGTTACACCAACTCCACTAGTCTTTCTTGCACTTCCAGTAGGGTCAGGACAAGCAATAATTCTACGATCAACTCCATATCTTCTCGTAACTTCTTCTGCAAAGTCCCATGTAGTAGCACCTCCTGTAAGTATGATTTCATCAAACACATAAAGCGTATCATTATGTTTAACTGCACAGATGCCTGCCATAGGGTCAACGTTAAAATCCAACCCAATTAACAAGGGAAGCATGTGTAAATCTGATACTTCTTTATCAATATTGTCATCACCAAAGCTAACCGCCACCAATCCAGTAAGATTCTCAAAACTAGCTTCAAATTCTTGCCTAAACGTCCTCGCGTCTAATTGCGACCTAGCTGCTTCAACCTCCTCTTTCGCTACATTACCCCCCTCTATAGTTGTAAAACTCCATCTCTGCCAGTCCTCCCATTCTTCCTCTCCGCAATAACACCACATATCATAAAACCAACTAGCAGTACCATCAGGAGTAGAAATAAACAGTGCCCAACCTTGCTTGTCTGCTAATGCAGGTCTAATTACTTCAGCCCATACATCTCTATCCATAAATGCTGCTTCATCCAATACAACACCAGCTAAACTTCTACCTCTCAATGCCATAGCATTTTCAGTTCCCTTTAACTCAATACTCGACCCATTTATCAAATCCAGTCTCAAATCTGTCTCATTCTTTGCCTTTACCCATACCTTCGGCACTAATCTCTTTAATTCCTTCCATGCAATATCCTTTGCCATCCTATAAGTAGGAGCACAATAGAAATACACCTCTCCTGGCCTACTAATAGCTCCTCTCAATAGTTCTATACAAGAAAGATAACTCTTTCCAAATCTTCTTCCCGCCACTAAAACCCTAAACCTCTTATCACTATTAAATACCTCCCCCTGTGCATACCTTAAACTTATCTCATTCTTCTTTTCACCACTCACAACCATAAATTTAACAAAAAATACAACTTATACCCCTCCTTTATAGCCTATTTAAGTACTTTTAAGTTATTATTCACTTAAATACACCCAAAAACATCGTGGTTTCATCTACATTTCCTGCCGATCAACCATTAGAAGAATCTAAACCTAAAAGAAATATTAACTTCCGTGCTCGTACCTCCTGTCAAAACGTGCAATTACGTTCCCAACGTCTATATTCCCGCCAGCTAGAAGGTAAAACAACTCGTGCCCTAGTACTAGAACATTCAAAAATTGAAGGCATATCAGAAGTAACCGCTTGGCAAGACTGGAAAAAAGTTAAACAATGGAATAAAGAAGATTGGGAAAAAGATAGAGAAACTTTACTACCTCGCCTCCAAGCAATGCGTATCCGCCTCTTTAACAAGGCAGTTAAAAAAGGTCAACTCCAAACCGCAGCTCAAATCCTAGACAGCCTCGGCAAAGTAATTGGCGAATCAGTAGAAACAGTTAACATTCAAGCTCCAGAATTATCCATAAAGGTTGAACCAAAAAATTAATCAGAATATATTTAAGTTCTGTGTATTACTATTTAATACAAAAATTTTTGCAACTAGTCCCCTAGCTACAAAAAATTTGATTAGATCCAGACTGGTCTAGAATCAGCTGTAAGCGATCTTAAGATATTGTCTGGTGTTTATATGTTTGAACTGTAACTCCTTGTCTGTAGCACCCATGAACATGTAATAACTAACATTATTTTTTAGTTCAGGTAATAACTTAAACCCTATTTCAAATGCCTTGTCTGGATTCTCCATAAGCTCTGCATTGTAGTTCATGATTATTTCTTAGTTAAGAATAGTTTTAACTGAGATTCTCCATAGTATTCTCCATGTTTAAAACCAGTTAATTCATAACCACATTCGGGCATAGACTCTATCCACTTTTGTAGTTTTTCGTCAGTAGTAACTTTGATAGTAGTTTTCATTTGTAAGATTTGTTTAACTATTAATATAATAAACTAATATCATTTACATGTCATGTAAATATGATACAACTATAAGTATATTATTATGATATACAAATAAGTTTATATGTGGTAATATAATAATTAAGCATAGCTATCCTTAATTTATTTATTACTTAAATACATTCTACTAGCTAACCTATTTTCAAATCATTAGTAGATATTATTTATTTCAAGTAATTTATCTTTTCAGATTAACTATCGCTTTACATAAATAAATTATTTCAAATCTTACAAAAATGAGAAACCTATTTTTATTTTTATCAGTTGGAACTATTTCAACAATTGCGTTAAGTAGTTCTATCGGATCAGGTCTTAACAGATCAACTCTTAATCAATGTATTAATAATAATGATAATTCGGCTTGTGAGTATTTATTGACTAAAGGTAGTAAATTTCAACAAGTGCAAGCTAAGAAAGTTTTATTAATTCGAGGTCTTTAATTATGAATAAAAAAGACTTTGAATTTAAGACAGCTAACGAGGAATTTTTCTTTGATAAGTATATGGAATCACAGAAACGTTATCAAGACCAAGTTGAGACAAGTCAGGAATTATATAATCAATTAGATAAGTTGAGAGTGGAGAAAGATTTAATAGAATTTGAATATAAATTAAAACTTGAAAGTTTACCTAACTTTGATTAATTCTTATTTAGAAGTTATAAAAAACTTCTAAGTAAAAATTAATTTAAATTATTTATTTAGATTAATTTATTAAAAAAATCTTACTTAAAAAAATTATTATGTCAGCGAATTTAGTAGATCAAGATTGCATTAATGCACTTGCTACATTTTGGTATGAATACCATAAAACACCTAGTAATGAAAGCCCACAAAATGCACTTGAAAGAGCGTTTATTATTGCTAAAGAAGAAATTTCATTGAAAGACGATTATTTTGAAAATCAAAATGAATTAAGATATAGAGCTATAAAATTAATTGAAGCTAATCAAGATGTTTATAAAGGGTTAGCAAGTTGTAGAGTTATATATGATATTTTACTCAATGAAAATATAAGAAGTTTACAAGCTCGATACCCTGACGATATAAAAGAAAAAAATGAAAATCGTATTTGGTATCATGAATATGATTTTAAGAAGTCATCAACGGTGGTTAAGTGGGTATCTGATAGAGACCCAAAAGGTTTATTGATGTTATGGCAAATGTTAAAAGGGTGGGAGTATCAAAGCTGCGAGCATTTTGAATTTACAAATTCTATTGCTTATCAGATTAAACAACAAATACAAAATGGGATATTGAATATACTTCAAAAGAAATTTTGTATTAATGATGAAGATAATGTCTGGACAAGTTGGAAAGATCCTCAACTTGCCAGTCACATTGTTTGTATTAGTGATATGTTCGCTTAGATTAAATTATTAAGAGTCTTTAAATTAAGACTCTTTTTTTTATGTTTAATAATTAATTTACTTGAGTATATACAATATTATGATATAATTTAGACATAACAATTCAATTCAAATCTTATTAACAATGAAAGAATCATTAAAGGCCGATATTAAAGGCCAAAAATCAAAACTAACAAATGAATCTAATAAAGAAGAAATTTATTCTAAAATTTTAGATTCAATATTAAATTTACTTGTATGGAATAATGAATTACCAGAATATATAGGTAATTTAGAAATAAGACTAAACAAGAAAGAATTAAAAAGATTTCAAAAAAGATATAAAAATATTATTTGGTATATACAAAATAAAAAACTATGGAGTTAATCATGAATGAAACAAAACCCATGAATGAATCTAAGAAACAGAAATGGATTAAAAAAGAACGTGAGAGACTTTTAAAAGAGCATCACGATTATGTTGACGTTATTAGAAGAAATGAAGATTTTATACAAAACAATTTATGGCAGATAGGTTTATTACATGCTCCTATGAGAACATTAGTGAATCAATATTGTTTTTTTAAGGATCATACCTTTGATGAAGATCAGATAGAAATCATGTCTGCATGTACGGGAGAGAGAACTGATATGAATCCAGAAAGCACTTTATGTTCTGAAATTAAATTTGGAATGAAAGTTTTAAGAGAGGAACAGGAAAAGTTATCACTTGAAATTTACGAATATCGTAAGAAGTTAGAAAAAAGAGGTGATATAGGTGATTCATATAAACTTTTTCTACGAATATCTGATGATAATGTTTTATCAAAAAAATATGACAGGTTATTTAATAAAGATAAAAAAGCTAAAGAGGTAAATAATGACAAACATCAGTAATAATCGTCATGATTGTATCCTCTCAATGAAAGATCTCATAAGAGATGGTATGCCTCAAAATGAGATCATTCATAAGATGAGATCAACTTATCCTGATACACATAAGAATACTTTCTATGATTGGATTCCTATAGCTTATGAAGAGATAAGAGAAGAGGATGAAAATGATGCATTTGAAAATGAACCATGCATTATCGATTCAGAAAGACAGAGAAAAATCAATCTTAAAAAGAAGTTAATGGAGGATCTTGAAAAGGATTATCAATCTGAGACAGATCCTAATGTAAA